ACTGGGTCTAGAGATTCTAATATTTTAGTTAGTTTTATCATTATGCTAGTAAATTATAATATTCTTTAAAGTGTTTAATTCTATCTGGCAACCCAATAGTACCGCCGTTTACACGTTTAGTAATTGACGTTACTACGGCATCTGTAGCACCACCGTCAGCCATAATATGCAATTTGTTCTTATTAAAGAACCAAGCGGCAGATAATAATGGATATTTTTCAGCAACTTGTGTTGGATTAGCAGCTATATCTTCATTAATTGACTTACCAAATGCTGTGTAGTTGTCTTTTCCAGTTAACTGAATAAAACCACGGCCACAATACTTAGCTCCATCACCAGTAGGTTCAGGGCCGTTACCCATTCTACCACCATAGACCAAATTAGCAATTTTCTCAGGCTTACGTTCATATTCTTTAGCTTTAGCTTCCGTTGGGAAGTATTTTTTAAATATACCCATTAGACCTTTAGCTGAGTAGTTTAGATTTTCTTTTGTTAATCTAAATCCACCAGATTCATGACCACATTGAGCCAAGAAATGAGCTAAACGTAAGGGGGTATTAATTCCAAATTTATCCATAACACCAGGAATCTGAGTAATTACTGAGTCTGGTATGTGTCCTTTTAGTTTATCTAAGTTCATATTATTTTAATTTACATATTACCTATTACTACTACCGCCTCACATTGATAGGTCCCGTCAGGCAGTTGGTACATTTTAGTATCTTTCTCTTCAAATCCAGCTGTTACACGTTGAACTCCCATCTTTTGCATTAGGTCTGCTTTAGCTTTAAGTAAAGCCTGTGTTCGAGCAGTTGATTGATTTGGTGATGAAGCAAATCCATACCCAGCACCTTTAAAGTCTTTAAATTTAGCTAACTGTAATGGAGCATCTTTTTGTACTTTAATAGTATCAACTTTTTGTTGTGGGTTAATTTTACTTTGAACAAAAGATACACCTTGCTTAACTTTATCTTTTAGTCCTTGAAAATTTTGTGCTTGTCCTGTTTTAGGAGTACCTAATGACATTAAAGTAATTCCCGCTCCAGCTAATGCTTGTTTCCAATTCACTTCTGTTAATGGTTGACCATCCCCATCATAATTCTTTTTAAGATAAGCGTTTATAGCTTCTTTTTTATACCCTAACAATTCACCCATACGTCTAGAATCTTCATATGATGCTTTTATTGAAGCATATCCACCATATCTATTAATTATATTAGTAAATTCTTTAGCATCAGCTTCAGCTCCTGGTACATACACAACATATGCTTCATCTCCTGGTCTTTGGTCTATACCTATTTTTTTAAGCTTATTATCATTAATTAGTTTAATAACATCAGCGGCTTCAGATTGTCCTTTTAATACAATCATAGCTACTTTTCTCTTACCATCAACCAATGTTTGGACAGCGTTAAGATTACGATTTGCCTCAGATGGATCAATATCCTCTTTTATCTTATTTGTTAGTTTAGCCATATTACCATTTTCTACAAGACCAGTATCTAGCTTTAGTACGTGGTCCTGGATTTTTACAATTATGTCTTGCTCTAAACGCAGCGCGACGTTTAGGATTATTTTTCTTTATATTCATTCCTTTAGCGCCGAAGTTAACTTTAACTACTTTGCCAGCAGGATTTTTAACATATACTTTAAACTTCTTAACATCACCTTGCATTGGTTTACCTAATGCTACTTTACGACCACGGTATTCAGCTTCAGTAATACAATTACAATCTGCTTCATTTAATTGTTTAACATATTCTCTTATGAATTGAACAAACTCTTTAATATCATCTGCATTTTCAACATCATATTCATCTATTTCATTAATATTTGACTCTGGTGTTTTCATAGTTTTATTTATTAAATTTAACTTTTGCTTTTTTAGTGTTAGGTACAAATTGTTTACCCTTTTTAGAACCAGCTACTTTTTTACGAGATGTAGCTGCGCGTTCTGCTTTAGTTAAACTATTTGCTTTAGCTCGAGGTAAACAACGAGTTGTTGCTTTACCTTTTTTCATTGTACCACAAGGGCCAGTTATATTACCTGCTGTATCAATACGAACCCAATCTTCTTTTTTAAACCAATCACGAAGTGATTCATGCATGTCTAAATCATCTTCCTCCATTAATCCTTTACATACTTTGACAGCGCGACCAGAAAGATATGCTGATGGTTTTTCACCAGCTGCTTTGCGACGGTCATAATAAGCTTTACCTTTTTTGCAAAGCTTTTTTTCTGTTAGGGTCTCTAATAGTATGTCAATTAACTTAATCATGATAATAAATATTTTTATTTTTTATTATCTGTTATAGGCCCACCAACTACCCAAGCATCACATGTTCGGGCCGCGGCGCACTTAAATTTTAAAAATCTGCAATATCCTAATTTACCAGCTTTTATTACATCAAAAGGATTTTCTGATCCTTGGTCATCACCAATTCCTTTAGCAATACAATCTAGTGTTTTTGTGGTTAGATCAAATGCAGCACAATTACCACATCTTGATGATTTGGCTTCTTCTACTGAATCTAATTTCCACATATCCACTTTAGCTTGCCAAAATTTCTCATTAGGTTCGTTAGGATTAAGTGGTCCATAACCATATTCATTAATAGCTTTTTGTCTATTTTGTAAGTTTAACTCTATATTTTGAGTAGCAGGTGGACACTTACTAATTTCTGCTTCGTTTAAAATGTCTATAAGTTTAATCATTATTTTTCTCTTATTAATAGTTCACCTAATACTTCCATACGTCCAACTTCACGTTGGAATTCTATTTGAGTCATATTTAGTGATATACTTTTTAGTGTTTTTTCAAATTCTTTTTTAGCAGCTTCTTTATCAAACTTACCTTCTTCTGCTTTTTTATAGTATGGGGCTTTTACTTTAAAGTGATGCCATGTTAATAATGCTAATCCACCTTTTTCTTCAGCAGTTGAAGCTATCTTAGCAGCACCTTTACCACGTGTAGTAGCAAAATCTTTAAATGTTTCTTTTGCTTCTTTTAGTATATCTGATAGTTTAATCATTTTTTACACAATTAGGGTATTTTTTTCCAAACATTGTTTTCATTCCTTTTTTAGTATATCCAGGCCAGCATTTTTCACTTAATACATCTTCATTCTGTTGTATAGGAGCATATCCTGAGCCATATGGAGCTGCTTTGCCTGATTGTGGATCTGTTGTTTCTTTGTTTAAACTTTTAGTTTTTTCTTTAGATGCTTCTTTACGTTTTTCAATATAATCTAAAGCACGTTTTAGTCTAGCTTTAACTTTAGGATCTTTAGCTTTACCATAAGCCGCTCTAACACGTTGATGAATTACATTAATAATTTGTGATTTACGAGCATGTTTTTTAGATTTAAATGATTCTTTAGAAAGTGTATCTTTTATATCTTGAGCTGTTTTGAATTTTATACTAATAGTATCATTTGGATTTTCATCAGTATATAAACGACGGCCTGACCCTTTAGGTTTTTTACCTGTACCTATTTTAGGATCTATTTCGTTTAATATATCGATTAATTTCATTATTTTTCATCTTTAGCAGACAAATAAGCAGCTACAGCCATTTTTTGTCTTTTTTCTTTAGACTTACCTTTGAATTGAGGTGCTTTAGATTTTTCAAAATCAGAAACATATTTACCTGCGCCCATTGAGGGTTTAAGTTTTTCTTGAATAATTTCTTTTACTAGAGCACGTAATTTACTATTTTTCATTTTTGCGTTTTTTATCTTTAATACGATAATACATTTGTACACACAACCAAGCTATTGAAGCTATATAGAATAATCCTGTCAGGATAGGATTAAACATTTGAAAGAATGTGTTTAAAGCCGCTAGGCATGTTGTTACTAAGCCAGCGGTGTTTGCTTCAGGTGTGTTCACTGCATCTAATAATTTAAATATTGACATTTGGTTAACTTTATTTTTTAATCCAATGATAGGTGTCAGCCATTGTCACTAGTTGATATGTGTTAGGTATATTTTTTTCCATATATGATTTATATATGCGAGCGCGTTTTTGTTCAGTTGGTCTTACAACTAAATCATCCGGATCTTCTCGTTTAATAAAATCAAGAGCAATTTCAAATATTGTAGACAATACACGTAATGCTACATTTTCGTTTGTATCTTTTCCCATTTCTTCTTCAGTGTTGAATAATAATTCATATCCGTTACCGCCATTATATGTTATTCCTACTGAGTATTTGTTTTCTGGTGTTGAGAATGAATAGAAATGATTACCATCATCATCAACAAAATCATATTTCCATTTAAATGGATTTCTAATTTCACCAATTTCAGTTAGTAGTTCTTGTAATATGGTAAATAACTTTATCATCTTTTTTTTAAAAATCTATTATATGGTTGTAATTCATTTTCAGAGAACCAAGTAGGAGGAGTATTTTTATTATGTTCTAAAAATTTAACTAGGTACCAAGGTTTATTATCTATTTTAATGTCATGTTGAATAAAACCAGGTATGTATAAATCTTTAATTGGATTTTCTTTGACATCTGCCCAACTAAGTCTTCTATCTAATATTTTACATGATTCTTCATCACTATATCGTTCACGTACTTTTTCACCTACTATATATTGATATGAAGAAGGAAACTGAGGTCGTGATTCAGGTTTAGGAGCTAAATCCTTTTTTGTTATATTAGGATTAGGTTTTTTATCTGTAAGTGATGGATTTGTACTAGTAGAAGTCCACTTAATTTCTTTTAATATGTCTATTAACTTTATCATTAGTATGGTTTTGTCATTTGAACGTTACCAATAGGAGTAAAGTTTCTTACTCCTTCAATTCGTTTAATATTATTAACTATGGTTTTAAGTGTTTGGCTTGAAAATCCTTTGTATGGGTGTGGGTCAATCTTTAAATTAAGTTCTGTCTTGTAGAACTTAGTACCTGTAACATCTCCTGATGTAGGTAATTCCTTAGATGTTGCTACTGTAACCCCTGCTATAGAGCGTATGTCAGATAATATTTCTGTTTGTCCGCGGTTTTCAGTATTGGTAATTAAAATACCTCTAAACTTGTAAACGTTTGGATTTTCTGCTTCGGATAGTAACTCCGCTAATATAGTAGATAATTTAACCATTAATGTAGGTAGATTAACTTGTATTTAGTGGATTCGATTAATGCTATAAGCTCATCAATTTGGTTCTGGATGTATGAGTCTTGTGGAAGTAATGATCTGTTTTTCTCAACATACATGCAAAGTGCTTCAAAGTATTTAACTACTATATTTTCATCATATTCTAATACATCACCCATACCTTGATAACCTTTTAATATACCGTAACGGCCTTGATATGATTCTATTAAACTATCAACTAAATCAATAATACTATCATAATATTCATTTAGTGCTTTATGAGCAGCAAATGAGTTAGTTTGTAAATGAAATGTATGTGCTTGTGTACGAGAATGAAATAATGTTGAAACAAAGTTCGCCATTACTTCAGTAGGAGCGCCCTGAGGAGCAGTTGAGATATTAATATCCATATTTGTGAAATTTCGTATATAAATATAAATATGGAATAATGAAATATGTTATATCTGTGTGTCCCTGAATTTCTTAATGTTTTCTTTGAGTTGTTTTATAGCTTCATGTCGGTTTTCACCACCATTCCACTGTTCTATGTCACCTGTTTCAGTAATAAATGCATCATCGCGTTGGTTAGCCCAATCATCTAGCATAGCCATCATGTCATCTAGTTCAGCGTTTTTGTTAAGATTGAGTAATCTACTCTCATATTCCTTGTATTTTCCTTCAAGTTTTAGTTTAGATTCCATTCTAACCACACAATCTAGACACATTCCGTGAATAAGATACATTTTACGTATAGTATCACTGTTCTTCATTGGTTTACTACAATTAGGACATAGTAATGGTATCACTGATAGTTTTTTGATAGCGTCAAACTTAGTTACAGTTTGTTTAATACCGTTTTTGATAGTCCATTTCTTACCATTCTCTTCCCACACCTCACCTTCACTATGTTCTACTACTTGTTTAGTATAACCAGATTGAATACCAGTGGCGTCACCAAATTTCTTAGTAATTAAATTTCTAGCACGATTTACATCACGTGTACTAAATTCTTTCTTTAATGTATTATCATTTATACTCATAACCCTAATTCTTTAAGTTGTTTAATTGTATCTGCTGCTGATGTATGGTGAATACCAATGCCACCTTTAGCATTCCATTCTGCAATAGTATTTTCCATGTCATCTATTAGTATGTGATTTTCGCCTGAGAAATTTTGTTTTTCATGTCTTGGATATAACAACAATGACTTATAGTCAGGTTTTAGATTTACTCTAACCCAAGCATCCTTACCTATTCTAGAACTATTACTTTTTGATGGAGATGATAAAATATATGGTTTACGTTTTTTAATATAATCCCATAATAATTTGCCATCTGACATCCAATGTAGGTTAGCCCAGAATGAAGGACCTTTTTTATCAACAGGAGCCCAAAACTGGGTAGTACTAGGTTGATATTTTGATATGTCTAAGCCTGTTAGTCTAAAGTAACCACTAGAAAAATCAACTAATACACCATCTAAATCACAATAAATTGTATAACTCATTTTTTAACCATTTTTATTATATCAGGTCTGAAATAGAAATAGTAATCATTAGCTGAGAAGTTATTGTCAATAAATAACTTATATAACTTATGTCGACGTCCATCTCTGGGTTTGAAGGTAAGTGCTTTATATGGATAAGCCACAATAAAGTGTTGAACTATTTCTAGTATAGTAGCCATAACTTTAAATTGAACACCTTCATTAGTTGAATCCTCAAGTTTATCAACAGTTTTGAACACTACATTGTAGTCATCATTGCCTTGATTTTCAAAGTCAACTATATACTTGTTACCAGGGGTATTAAAAGTATACTTGTTAGGTGCTATTTCTATCCAATCATAACCATGAAACTTTTTACCAACCATATTATAACTTTAATTTAGCCAAGTGACCCATGCCTTCATATATTTCAGTATGTCTTTCACCGTATTTTCTCAATAATATTCCAGCCATTGCGTTAGCTTCGTTTTCTTCTGGTGAACCTGTAGTACCTGAGTGAGCATTAAGTTGATTATCTTCGTCTTGTTTACGATGTACTAATTCATGAGCTAGTGTTCTTAAGATATCTGCTGTCAATCTATTGTTGGTTATAACCAATAATCTGTTACTAGACGGATTATATCCACCTAATGAACGCATATCTTTAGCCATATTGGAATCATCAATTAATTCTATATGAGGTAGTACTTTTAACCCTAATTCTAACCTAGCGAAATCAATAAACTTATGTATTGCTTGTTCTTTATCATCATTTTCAACTAACATATCCTTCCACCAATCAATAGTGAATAAATTTTCTTGTAATTCATCTACACTAATGTAATCAATACCTAGTATGTTAAGTATATCATCAAAATATCCTTTTTGCATGACAGCATCTGGGAAACAATTCTTAAGTTCCTCTAGTGTGTTAAGATACCCGTTTCTAGCTTTGCTAAAGTCAGTTGTATCTCTTTTAGTTGAACGAATAGCGACTGAGTATTGGTTTAGTCTAACTATAACTTCTCTAACATATGTACTTGAAATAGGAGCACCATTAACTAAAAATTTCTCTTCAATTGATAATGGCATTACTCTATTACCAAATGCTTTTTTAAGCGACTCAATATAACCCATATCATCTGCTTCACCAGCACCATATCCAACATATGCTTTTAAATTCAAGTCACCATCAAATGCTTGGAATATATCTTGTATTGGTGACTTATTTTCTGATATTTTAATTTCTATTTTTGGTATTGGGTTGGCGGCCATGAATTCATTCCAAATAGCAGCACTTTCCTCAGGTGTGATGTTATCATACGTTTTACTGCTAATAATAACAATAATTTTAAGGGTATATGCTCTAGCGGCTAATTCCATTACAGAGGCATAATGTCCCTTATGAGGCGGTTTAAAGTTACCAGGATAAAATACTATACCCGCTGGGTTGGCAGGATTAGCAGATTCTTCCTCTTTTAGAATAGACGATAATGACTTGTATTTAGACATGCTATTGTTTTAATATGGAATAGGCAGTCACTAAGTGACCACCTATAAATATTTGCGCGTTTTAAGTTAAATTTTAGTTTTCTTTGGTCTCCCGCGTTTACCGCCAGTTGGCACGTAAATTTGTATTTCCTTTTTAAGTATTGGGTCCATTTTTGGTCTTCCACGTTTACCTTCTGACTTAGTCACGGTTTGTTTGAGTTTTTTACGTTTCTTGAACAAATCTGGGTGGACAATTAATGCATCTGGGTAGAATGCTCGTTTAACTCCTGTGTGGTCTACACACTCATGTCCACCACCATCCCAAAATTGCTCACCATCTTCATGGAACTTAATGTAAGAAAATGTTGAATCGCTAACATCTTTAACACTATCACCACTATTCACAGTATATTCGGCGGGTAACACACGTATTCCTGGTGTAAATGTTAAATAGTCAGCGTGTTCAGACTCATCCAACATAAATGCTTTACGTGGGTATACTTTGGCGGGTATTTCTATTATTTTCATAAGTTATTTATTTGGCTGGTAATAATATCCATATACACATCTTGTTCCTTCTCTTGAGCAGTCATAAATGTCATTAATCACACCATCAACAACTGCTACAAAATGTTTACTAACATTGCATATAATTTTACCTGTTGGTAATTCTTCTTTCTTTAAATGCATTTTACAACCTACACCAACAAACATTGTAGGTACCCACTTAAACCCTAAAGATAACATGTACTCATTAAACCACTTACGTTTGGTGTTAATACCATTCGCAGCTGTTCTTTTACCTTTTTTACTATGTTTACTTTTTCGTTGTGTAAAATTTCCCTCTGCTAACGCTTGGTAAACTTCGTCATATGGTTTTCCTGTTACTATGCAAATTGATCTACATACACAATCACCTGTTTGGCCTTTATAGCCAGCCTCGGCTCGACCCCCATCATTGAAAATAAATGTGTCCATAATTTTTTAATTTTTATAGACTAAATATAACTAAGGAGCTGGGGTTAATTTGACAGCTGTTGGTAGAAGTTCTGTGTACGGTTTAGCGTCCGGATTTTCGAGTTTATATATTTCATATATATTTTGGAACATTTTGAAGTTACGTTCAATTTCACTTATATGTTTTAACTCCCATCCTTTACCTTGTATTTTACCATTCTTACCTTCACTACGTGTGTTTGCTTTTAACCATAAAATACCTGTTTCTTCAATTTTCTCATTATGAGTTTCGTTCCATGCTTGAGCATAAGCAGATAATTGTAAATCATATGATGTATGAAGCGAATTAGATGTTTTAACATCCAACAACCATATTTTATCATTAAATCTAACAATTAAATCAGCTGTGCCTGCGTACTTGTACTCGTCTGAAAATAAATGATATTCAGCTGCTATTACTTCTGGTTTATGTGTGTTCCAAAACTCAGCAAACTTAAGAATCATTTTCCATACATCTAATGAATACTTAGCATTACCATACTCATCTAACCAATTAATTTCTTCTCCATTAATAAAATCTTCAACAGCGTTGTGTACTTGAGTACCTTCACCTGCTGCTTTACCAGCTATAATATCACTATTATGTCCTACATCCTTTAACCAAGCGTGAAAAAATTGGTTTTTAGGAAAGAAATTCAATATACTAGATACTGAAGGGTAATACTCATCGTTTCGTTTGTAGAAACGTTGGTCCAACACATTAATTTGCTTGTTGTCAGCACTGTACTCAACAATCCTTTTAATCTTAGGATCCTTGATGATGTTCACATTTTTGTCTATCATGATAGTTCTATTTTTTTATATATTAATTCGCTTAATGTTAGTTGTTCCGCCTTATGAACCAACGATGTAAATTTATCAAAACCCATTTCAGATGGATCCTTATCATCTAAATCCACTAAATAAACATCTTTGCCTAAGTTAAGTAATTCCTCGGCGTATTTCAAAGCATCCTTAAGAGCATCTCTATCTAACGCTACATAAACTGTTTTAACATTAGTTTCTACTAGTTTCATCATTAATGCCTTAGGTATTGTTTTACCAAATAATGGTATGACATTACGTTTGATTGCAATAGCATCAAATATACCTTCACATAATATAACTGGTATATTCCAGTTAATAAAATATTCCAGTCCAATAATAGCGTTTTTATTACATTTAGGACTATCATACTTACGTGATGGATCTTTCTCGAATGAACGAGCAATAAAATAATTAATTAATCCGTCTTTATTATATGACGGAACTACAATCATATTTTTGTAACGTCCTTCCTCACAAAAACCAATGTTGTATTTGAGAATATCTTCTTTACTGATACCTCGTTTTTTAAGATATGCTAACGCGTGTTTAGCTGAAATGTCAGTACGTTGTATACTGAGTAATGATTTGTATTCTTTGGGTAACTCTATTTTAGTTATATCACTTTCCTCTTCGTCTTTCTTATCAGCGTAATTAAGTATAGAACGTAATTCAAGTATTTTGTCTTGAGGTACCTTAAGTTTCTTAAATAGACCAAGTAATGATTTGCCTTTAGCATTACACACCCAACAATGCCAAAAATTCTCACCTTTGGAGTTAGGTACTAGATTAATCTCTAGTTTTGGTTTGTGATGTTGACAAAATGGACATTGATACGCGTAGTTATTACCACTTGTTTCCTTTCCCTTACCCAACACACTATTGACTGTACTTACTAATGCGGCATTTAGCATGCATAGAAGTTAACGTCTTATTCCTGCGAGGCCAAATCTTTACGGAAAAACTTACCTAAAATGTTATCATTATAGCTATTCTCGGTATGTAGAACTCCATATATAATTTGATGATATATCTCATAATATGTCTGTTGTTTTTTAGTATCACAGAATTGTAATATAATACGTTCAAATTGATCCTCACCTAACGATTTCATATCTGCTAGTAATTCTTTAGAACTACCCCAATATGCTTTCCATCCACTATCTACCTGTTCAGTTTTAGTAGTTGACCTACGTCCTGGTCCTGACTGTTCGGCTAATTCTTTTTTGGTGAGTTTCTTCTTCTTATTATGGAAGAATGCTTTTTTACCTATGTAAAACTTACTATTTGTTTTGTTTTGGATGATATAGATAAAACCATAATATTGTGGTTCTAATACTTCAGGCCACTCAGCGAGTGTACCATCATCCAAATAATGTAACCATTTATTCATAAACTTTAATTATTGCTCACCTTTTGTAATATTTTCATCTGGGACTATTATAGTATTTATGCTTGATAAACCTGCGAGTTTAGCAGCTGTGTATCTATGATGACCATCTAAAATTTGGAATTTATTTCCTTTTTTGCGAACTAATATTGGATCTATTGTTTTACCACTCTTATATTGATTAACTAAGCGCTTAACAATTTTAATAGATTCAGGTGATTTCATCTTTATAGCGGGTTCATAGCGAACCAGCTTGCTAAGAGGTATCTGTACTTTAGGAGCATTCTCAATATCTTCATCAGAAAAATCTAAATCTGCTCCTACATCTTTCCCTTTGTTATATAAGACTATTTTAATATCTTCTTTTATCTCTTTTAATATGTTTATTAGTTTAATCATTAGTCTAATACTTGTTTTACTGTTTCAGTGAATTGTTTAAATTCATCATCATCAACTAAATCATATTGATACTTATCTGCTTCTTGTTTAGAAAAACTAAAATTATTACCTTCCTCATCTTCCCACATATCATCCCCATAATTAGTAATTGGTGTTCCTTCAGAAACATATAATTCTATTTCATCTATTATTTCTTGTAATCGTCCTCCAAAAAACATTTCATCAGCATCTGATTTTAGATTTATATTGAATCCAGTGTCTTGCATTTTATTAGTGGTTTTATCTCCTCCACTTTGAATAGTTTGAGTATATGCTTTCATCATTTGGTATTCACTCCATAAAGTATCCATTAATTCAGATTCAGTGATTGTTCCTTGATCTAATCCTATATTTCTTAGTTCAGAAGTGGAATTTCCTATATAGTATATATTAATAGGCAATATAATACTATCTGGGCTATTCTCTGCTATTTCTTTTAATATATCTACTAATTTAATCATTATGTATCAAATTTAACAACAAATGTCATATCAGTATTAGACGGTATAGGAATTGGAGTACTAAACTTAGCTACAGCGAGTAACTCATTAGTATCATTATATAACCCAATAGCTGTTGTGTATGGGCGGAAATAAGATTGTGTGGCGAATGAATACATTGAACCACTACCATCTGATAGAATTGATGGGTTTAATGACATGTTAAAGTCATTCTCATTGATAGGGCAGCGTACTTCATTGTCATAAATGATAACCTCACCCTTAAATGCCAAATTAAACGAACTAGTAAATATATTTTGATATAGTTGGTTAGTTATTACAGCTAAACCGTGAGAATAAACGATATTTCCAACTAAAGAACTAGAATCATACAAGTTGCCATCACCATCATCAACGATGTTATATGCGCTGCTACTCAACGTTAATGTCGCGGGTACTACATTAGTACCAAATATATTATATGGAATTGATAATACTTGTATAGTTTCATTAGATCCAGTAGGAAAATACTTTTGTACCTCATTTCCTGTACCATATCCTGCAGTAGACGCGTCATAATTGTCAAAAGACGATGATGATTGTAACCATGAACTAGTTAAATAGTTTTGGTAATATAGTTGTTTGATTGAACGATAAACTAATACTTTGTATTCACCATTAGTTGTAGTTGCGAAAGTATTGGGATTAAATACAGGTCCACTACCAATGTAGTCACCTAATCCTGATGGGTTAGCACCGCCATATCCTTGGATAGGGGTGTTTAAACCTTGAAAGACAGTTATATTGTAATTACTTAAAGATGCACTCGCTATACTCCACTGTTTATTAGCGGCGTAAGGAACGATTGTAACGTCCGACTGTTTTAATGTTTTGAAGGCTGAACTCATTCATTAGAAATCTAACTTAACTCGAATTAATGCTTCTTTAGTGAAATCTTTAACTAGCGGTTTACTCATCTTAGCTACCGCTAACAATTCGTTATTATCATTGTACATACCAACTGTTGTCATGTATGTTTGAGGATTGTTAACTAAAGTTGGGAATACTAATTCACCACTACCACTTATAAATGATGGGTTAGTAGTATAGTTAAATTCACCATTCTTTACTCTAACAAACAAGTAGTTAGATGAAATTGTTTCTTGACTATTCATTTGGAACGAAGCTCCTAATTTAATAGCGTTGAATAATGTTTCGTTATTATTACCTGATGAGTTATTTGATTGGCTAATATTTAAACTCATTCCTCCTAATATAGATGTAAGAGCTAATGCTGATGGGTTTAAAACAATTAAACCAACATCTGGTAAAAATTTACCATAAACACCTGCTGTAGTGATTGATGTTTGTCCACCTGATGATCCGTTACTACCACTTACAATATTGAAAATTCTACCGGCGTCACTAAAGTTAATAACTGTTGAATCATTACTATCATCTGTTAACTTTAAAGAAACAGGAGCGCCTAAACTAGAACCAGAAAGTATCAAGTTAAAAGTACCAGGCATTAAAGATTCTTTATATCTAGCTCTATTAACATTAAGTACATACATGTCTAATGATGCTGTATTACCAGTACCAAAATTGAAGTATGTATTTTCATCAGCGTAAATCAAATTTCTATATTGACCATAAGTTGTTCTAGTTGGTGAACTACCTGTAACTAATGGGTTAAATAGAATTGAACCTGAACCATTATAGTTACCATACGCGATAGAAAACTGAGTTTCAGATCCAGAAGTACCTGGAGTTAAATTATATATGTCTAAATAAAATGAAGATGTTGCTGATGAGCCTGTATAAAAGGCATTTAATGTCGGAGTGTTACCTGTCCATAATGGAGCAGTTACTGACTCAGCACTTATTACAAAATCTTCAGGGTTAAACCTTACAAAGCTCATAGTTTATTATTATTGAGTTACTTTAGTTACAACGATAGGAACACTAATTCTAGCTCCAGAATCTCTACCAATTACAGTTAATGTAGTGTATAGAGTAGATTGAGAACCAAATAATGAGTTAACAGTAGTTGCTGTAATATTAATTGTAGTACCAACGATTGTTTTACTTACGTTTGTACCGATAGTTGAAGTTGAATTTAAAGCTTGTGCTTCTGCTGTGTTGATACCAACACCTGTAAAGTTAGAAGTTAATCTAACATCACCTATAACAGCAACGTAACCTGAAGACTCAAATGTAGATGAAGCTCCTAAGTAGTTTAATGTTTGTGGTGTGATTGCTAATGACGAACCTTGACGTAATGAAATACTTGAGTAACCAATATTGATAATTGGTAACTTAGCTGTACCTCTTGGTAGAGTGACTAACTTATATTTCATGATTTGTGTCTCATCAGGAAACGCTTCAAGCACCGGCATCGCTTCAATGGCTTCGCCATAGAAAGCAGATCCTGATGGATGGTTTGGATTATACAAAGTGTAATCTATCTCATCATCAGACAATGAAAATTGCGTGATTTGAAATGATCCGTTATTACGAGCTAACAGTTCTCTACCTTTTTTTGTTAAGATAGCGTCTACGGTTACTGTTGAATTATTTAAATATCCCATAAATCTTGTTGATTGCTATTATAAATATATATTAGTTATAGTTTTTACGTTATTAAGTTTTGTGCTTTTAGTGCTTTAACGATATCACCCGCTTGATCTCTTAATTCTTGTGGTATGAATTCAGGTATAATAATACCGGCGGATGTTAATCCTGGCTGTTTAGCATGGTCAATTACTATATTAGTTTCATCCGGGTCTTTTCTTAGCACAATAAATCTACTAATTAATTTTGCAGTTTCCAATGTTGTACCAGGAACAACAGCTTCTTCACAAGCATTTGACGGTATATTATCGTTTAACTCAATCAATATACGTCTTCCTAGTCGGATAACCTCATCTGTTCTTGGAACAGATATGGATTTAACTTCACGTTCAAATACTCTTGGGAATGTGTTAGTAGTTACATCATAAAATCTAATCATATCTCCCGGTTGCATCCTAAATTCTTGCTCAATACTTTCATATGTTCCTACTACAGAATATGAAACAGATTCTGATACCATTGATGCTGTGAATAAATTGGCTTCAGTGAATCCACCATACCAATAAGACATGGATATTGAACCAGACATGATTGATTTATTATTTAAATCACGTAAGAAGAATCCTTTACTTGTCGGTGTATCATATACTTCAGTGGTTAATACTGTATTTAAAGCAGTTTCAATAGGTACAAATAATGAAGCAGAAACTGGTGGGTTAGAATAAACACTACTTGTCACATCATAAAGTGCAGATGCTGAAGGAGGAGTTGATGTGCTTCCACTATAATAACTAGCTGTGTAGTCATAATCTCCAGCTGAGTCTGAGTATCGCCATGAGCCAGATATTGTTAATTCTCCTCTATTAAATGGTTCTGGATAAATAGCTCCTACAACAAGATCTAGAAGTGAGCCTGTATATTCTGTCACAGTAGCAGGTATTCTCATAAAAGTATTAAATACATAAGATGCACTTAAGTCATTATATTTTTGAGGATTACCTAACCATTCAGTAACAGGTTTTGTACTTGTAGCTACAAATGATCCTGTCATGAAAACATCAATATCAAAATTGATGAATACTGTTAATAAATCATTTAATCTAGCCGCTGATGAAGAAATATAATGGTATCTGTAATCTACAATACCTAAATCATCACCTAATATTAAGTTACTACTTGTTAATGGGTTAGCACCACCACTAATGAAAAGTTGACCAGATGCACTAGCGGCGGAGTATATACCAATTTCAACACTTGATGTTGGAATGTATGATACTGATGAAGTTAAAGTATATGTTAAAGTTGGGAAACCAGGAGCAGAAGCATTATACAATATAGGTACATACTTAAAACCACCAGCAAATGTTGGTTTAATACCATCCAAAAATTTCTGATTAGTTGGATTTTGGTTATCAGTTAATGATATAACAACATTTTCTCCAGACTTAAAGATATTTTGAATATCATTTAAATTTTTGTTTTGACGGTTTAATTCAACTACTTCTGATAATATGTTAATTAAGTATTTAATGTACACATTAGATCTATCAGGTAGTGCGGATCCTGTTAAATATACTTCATTGAAATAAGCAAATGTCACTGGGTAATGATCAATAGCGGCTGTTTGACCATATGATGTGTCTCCTTTAGTATAAACATTGTATTTAGCACTTGTAGTTTTAGAACCTAAATATCTTGGATTAATAATTCTAGCTGTTGTGTAGTTACTATCTTGAACACCTGCTCTAAAAATATTGTTATCATATGTAGGTGTTGACCCAGAAAATGACCAACTTAACAAATAACCAAAATCAGTAGGTCTAGTACTTATACCATTATAATCAACCACTGTAAATTTATTAGTAGTTCTACTACCAGTAACATTATTAAGTAATGGTTGAAATGGTAATAATTGGTAGTTGTTACCTATATCTGTACTTGATCCTGATGGTAATGTATTTCTTTCAAATATAATATTTCCTGCTGATTGAGTATATACAGTTAATATAGTACCACCAAAATCACCAGTGAACATTTCTCTATTATCATTTCTAACAAGATATGTTTTAGATCCTGATGGAGTAGTAATAGATGCTGTGTATGATGTGTTGTAGTATTGGCCAATAGCATTTGAACCAGTAATGGTTTCCATCTCTATAGATCCAGACGGTGA